CTACCTGATTGTAGTTTAACATGATACTTAGGCATGGCGGCTTGACTGTGAATAAAGTTTACGTTTGAGTTGTTTCAACCGCTTCCTTGTTTGTCTCAGGGCTTGCGGTCTCTTCCTTCCTTTGTCTCTTCGCTTTACGTCCGCGTTTGCGAACGGTAGGCGGATTGATGAGTTCATCCTTCAAGTCCTTGTACTGTTGAGTGAATTGATTATTAGGATAATGATGAATGTAAGCTATGACTGCGTTAAGTATTAACCAGTCCTTATCTTTCTTCATCTTGTAACCCTCCATGATGCTCAACATCCGTAGGTCTTTCTTCTAATAAACTATGAGAAATAGTAAGGACAGGGATTGACTCCTTGACCTTACTTGTTATTAATTCTACAACCTCTCTAGGATTAGATAAGGTCTTGAATGTTAGCTTAACTTCATATGTAGCCATAGTAAGTTAATCCTTTTTGTTAAATGATTTGACATAATCAGCGACCTTGGTCACTGCTTTAACAGCGTAAGGCTTGACATAATTATATACCTCAACATGTGCATCGATTAATTCCTTAACCTCTACATTATTAAGATGGACTCTATTCTTAAAGTCCTGTATATAAGCAGCAGTACTTAACACTTGCACATCCTTGATATGTGAATCAATGATGACAGGTTCAGTATGCTTATACTGTCTAGTAGTCTTCACTGGGTAAGTGGATTCTGTCATTGTTTTAGGTGTTGTTGTTTTCTTCCTAGTCCTTGTTGGCTTAGGCTTTAATTGGGTGGTAGTCATGCTATCCATAATAAACAACATGAAGGATGTGAATCCCTCAGGGAAGGAGGTTACCCTCCGTGAGAGAATCATTTATACATTTGAGTATGTAATTCCTCATGAACACGGTTTATAACTGAATCTTGTGGCTCTTGATCTAAATAAGATAAGAGAGTCAATGCATCAGTGTAACTTAATTCAAAAGTAATTAAATCCTCTTGTGTTAAGTGAAGGTGTTGTTTAATTAAACTCATTTTGAATACCTCGCACATAGTGCATTGAAGGCATCAGGATAAGCTAATACTTCCTTGGGAATTGAATTGTATACTTCATCATTAGTGAAGATATACTTAAGTAGTAGACCTAACTGTGCATTCTCAGCCTTTGTTATACCTACTACACCAATTCTTTTACCCTTCACTATTTTAGTTACCTTGTAAGATTGATGTGAATCACCAAGTCTTACTTCATTGTCAACTTTCATAGTTATATTTAGTAGGTGAATAAAAGGGAGTGAGTCCCTTATCCAACCTTATACAGGCTGGAGAAGAGCTTCAAAGACCCATTGCCATGATCTTGTTACCAAGTTCTTCAACTTTAGATCCTGATGGAATTACTTCAAAAGAATTATTCCATTCATCTAACAATCTAGCAGATGCTAAATCATCAGATTTAACAGCATCCTCTGTATAGGCTGCGTCCTCAATTGCTTCAATGGCTGTTAACTCTATGAATGCCCAAACAACTGCATTCTTGTACCATGTCAAGTTTGCATTGTTCTCCTTGAACAAATCAATTAAGAGGTCGTAACCATAGTTGAGTACGAGATCGTCCAGGATTTGTACTTCGTAGGTATCATAGAACTTGATGGTGTCACCATAATATATGTGTTGATGGCACACACCAGATTGACAACCATGATTAGCAATTTCCTTGAATTCTTCGAGTGAATAAACTTCAGTGATTGCTTTAGTTGCATCCATGTTAATCCTCGATTAAGTGAACTTACCATATGAATGGTAACGATCCTACGCAGAATTGAACTGCGACCTTGAGCGTGACAAGCTCATATTCTAACCGTTAAACTATAGGACCAGATAAAGGACGACTTATACACTAATTAATAGTTTCATTGCGTCCTTTAAATGTTTTGTTGATGCGCTTCGTTAATTGATAGAACTTGGCTGTAATTTAATACATTCATCAAGTCATGCGATAACTCAGCTCGTCTTACTCAACATATCCAATATAGTCTCGCTTGATTCATTTGGCAATGCTCTGTCAGCAATACCACACATCTCATTTGAGACTAATGAGTGGAGAAGGAGAACGTACTGAAGAAGTCAGCCGTCCTCTCTTCATGTGTCCATAATAGTCTTACATTCCTTACCTGTCTATCCTTTGTCAGCATTCTCACACAGTATCATTAAGACTCACGTACCCATACTATCCAATACAGTACTATCAGTACCATCAATACAATAGGTAGTAGCCAGCTCATAGCCGTACCATCCTGTCTCATTCCTTTTACCTTTGTCGCATACAGATAGCGACATATTAATATAAGTTTTGCTAATATATTACAGTATAACACAGTAATATACTGATTAATCAGAATTATTTATACTTTATCCGGACTATTTCCGTAGAAAAGTGATACCCAATGGGGGGAATTGCGTCCTTGCTATGACGCTATATGGCTTCAGACATTTTTGTTAATTTTCTACGGAGTTTGTCTTCTTTTTTAAGAATTTTAATAGCTTTCTGTCTAGAGATGCAGTCTTGCGCTTTAGAGTTAAGTTTAATAAGTTTAAGTTGTTGTTTAGTCAAGTTAAAGAAAGTTTTAATACATCTGCAAGTTGTCTATAGGAGGAAGCCACATAAAGTTGACCTAACACAACTAACAAAGTTGCTATAGACCAAAATATGTAATAATAGCGTTGTTTATGTTGGGGAGGTGATTGAGACATGGGTAGTTTATTTGTAGTAATTTGAGAGATATCAAATGATGATATCCGGTAAATAGAGGGGAATTGTTTGTCGAAGACAAAGGAAATTCCCCCTTGGGGAAAGAGTCCACCCTTCTCTCTCCCTGTATTAGTGAGTGGTCTAATTTATCCAGGTAGGGACTGGTTTTCCAGAATCAATACCTCGTGCCATATCACGTTGATCTTTATTCATACCTAACACGACATGATTAGCAGATTTTTCAGGACTTTCAAGGAAATCTTGAAGGAGGGAGTTCCATTCATCACGTTTACGAAGTTTAATTGCTTCATTAGCGGAGATAGAGAGAGCGTCTGTGTAGTATTTAACACCTTGAGCGAGGCAGTCAAGGCGGTCATCATGTTTAACTGCACCTTTTTCTCTACACATTCTAGACATTTGGTAGAAGAGCATATACATGAGTCTAAGTTCAGGTGCTTCATTAGGATTAGATTTATAATCCCAATCTATAACCGACTTATTAACCACCAATCTATGCTGATTAAGGACAGGTTCAAGAGCATCAATAATACGGTCTTCTTTTCTAACATTAGCACGAATTTCTTCTACGTCGATTGCTTGATTAGTTTGTTGTAGATGTTTTTTGAAGAGTTCACAAACCATACCATCACCAAAGTTAGTTTCTATAACAAGTTTGGTTGCTTTATATTTGGAACATCCTCGAAGTATATCCAACAGGGTGTTGTCTGAGTATCCGTCTCTGTAAGCTCGCATTTCATGCAAGTAAAGGAACCCGTTCTTTTGGGAGAGGAAGCAAGCTGCTGTTTCATCTGTACCTCGTCCAGAGGGGTCAACTGAGCAAATAGTTTCGGTGTAGGGTGTCCACTCTCCAGCCAGCTGCATTGGAGAGTAAAAGTAGTCACCAGGGAGTCCAACCGTCGGGAGATCCTTGATGAGGTTTGAGGGATCTGAGCACCATATGCAATTGTCTGGAGCCTCAGTAGGATTAACACTAGTGATAACCAAATCAGCCATCTTAAGGGGAAATTTCTCTGCATCACTAAGGCTTGTATCGAGTTGAAATTGAAGCATGTAGTTAGAACGACCCATAGATGCTTCACGTTCTATTAGGTCGTCATTATCGAAACGATCAGGATCAGTTACAGCCCAAGGTTCAGCACCATTATAGATATCCTCTTGAATTTGAGGAGCTAATAATCCTTCGTATTGGGAGAGTTTATCTTCTCTTGGGTATCGACTTGGCCAAACGAAGGGACGATAGTTGCGCTCTGCCAACTTACGATAAACAGTAAAAGTAGTCTGAGGAGTCCCGAGATACATAATACGGCTATCGCTCTTGGGGGTAAGAATTGACTCTGCTTCCGTGCATAATTGTAATAGTTTTTCACGCATTAACTCGGTCATGGAGTTTCCAGGCACCTCTATGTCGTCCAAAATCATTAAATCTGCGCGACTTCCTGTTAGCTGCCCAGTTATGCCCACCGACTTGACGCTTGGGGCTTGGTGAGGAGAACAGTCTACGTCGAAGCTGATGCGACTCCAGCGAGAGTCGTCTGATTTCGGTTGGAGATGTTTTAGCCATGGAGTTTCAATAATAAGTTTTTGTAGGAAAATAGACATGTTATCAGCTCTTTCTTTAGAAGCTGATATAATCATTATTTTTCTTTCGGGGTCATTAAATAGAGTCCAAAGAACAAAAGCACCAGTAATCCAGCTCTTACCAACTCCGCGAAACGCCTGGATCTGAAGTCTTTTGGGACCAGTCTGAAGGTAATCTGCAATAGCATACTGAGCTCTTGTAGGTGAAGGTAAGTTAAGTTGCTCCCACAAAGCCTGTAAGAATAATTTAAAGTCACTTTGTAGAGCAATTACAACATCACTCATGTTTCATTGTTTTAATTTTAGCTTGTTTATCTTTATTATAGGTATCTTTAGCTTCAATATATTCATTACGTTCAATTTCTTCAAATTGTTCCATAATAGATTGAGGCATTGCTTCTGATTCGGCCATAGGATCGTCTGTAAGGGGGTTAAATGGGTGGTTAGGTAGGATGTATCGTTTAGATGATTTCAGAGGGGTTAGAGAGGCTTCTAAGAGTATTCATCTGTCTTTAAAGGCTCGATTTAACCAGTTAAACCCACCTCTTATAGACGGGTCCATAGCATCCTGATTCATGTATTCCAAACCTTCACTATATAAATCAGCTAATTTAGTTCTTATTCTAATTTTAGTTCGTTCATTTGTAGTTCTAAGTAATTTAAGTTGTTCTCTTTCAATTTCAGCTTGTAAGTTCAACATCCTTTGTTCTGGACCAGAATATCCTTTATCAGCTAACCTAGCATCTTCAGATAAACCTCCTTCAGGATCTTGCATCCAATCTGCAAAAGTTCTTCTATAATCATGTGCTAATGATGTAGGCAAGTCTTTTTGCTCTGCTCCATTTATAATTGCATTAAAAGCTTCTACACCTTTATCTGCATCTAGTGATCTATGTATTATTACTTTAGCACCTGAACGACTAAGAACATCTTCATCTCTATTACCATGTTTAACATAAAGATTATTTGATGAGTCCATTTCTAAATGATACTGCTTAGATAAACCATTGGCTTTCATATAAGCCTCAATACTATCCTTTAAATATTTAAAATCATAAATACCTACTATTCTATAATTTTCAGGATCTCCTGGTTGTATAAAATTACCTTCTGAATTTCTTTTATATGCATGAGTAAATACACCAGGTGTCCTTTCAATCCATACACTTGAGTCTTGATTATTAATATGTTCTACTTGAAATGGATTTTGTCCGCCTACTATCCGTGCATGTAAATCACGATCTTCTGGTGAGTCACTATCCTTTAACCTATCAAGAAGTCTTTTAGCCATTCTATTTGCTTCTGATTTAGTTTCTAAGATAACTCTTGCCTCACCTGCTTTATTAGGAGAACTAGGTTGATTCCAAACATTCCGTTTATCTACTACCTGTAAATTGACACTTCTATTATATAATGTCCATCCTCCTTTTCTAACACTCCATCTAATTCCTAGTTCATTTCCATCTGAAGTTATAAGTTTTCTTTGGCCTGGATAACCTGAACTAGGTTTAGATGGATTAAAAACGTTTCCTCTAGGAGTTTTATTACTATTTTCTGTTCTAATAGTATATTCATCAATTGGATTAATTAATCCTAATATAGTATTCTGTTCTTCTGTATTTAGATTTTTAAATAATCTTTGATTTCTAAGTGAACTAAGTCTGGACTCGTTTACAATATGTGATGGATTATAATTATATATTGCTTTATATGCATAAGGCTTTCTATCAGCTCCTTGTATAGTACCTGGTGTAAATTCTTGAACACCTAATGCTATAGGATCATTTTTAGTAACCTTTCCTGTAACTACACTTGGTATTAGACCTTTAGATTGAATTAGTGGATTAGTTCCTGGTAATGTTTTAGGTTTAAATGATCTACTAATTGCATTACTTGTATTGGTGTGTTTATTCCATACATCGTCGTAAATTGCGTTAATTCTAATAACACGTTCACTAGCTAGGCCAAATCTTTCCTTATATGCAGTTGTACCTTTTTTAACAATATGGTTAACTACATTTTTAGCAACGTTAAGATCTCTGCTCATTCGGTCAACATTAGATCTTAAGGTTTGTCCTCTAGCATGCATATAATTATGAGCCCAAGGTTGTCGGTTCAGCTTATTATATGCTGAAGACATTAAAGGTTTACCTAAAGTATATAATGCTAATCCTGTTGTTGTTGCTCTTGTATCTAAAGGAGGTAAGCCTACAGCTCTTGGTGCTTGGCTTATACCTTCGATTGCTAAGCCAAATACTTGTCCTATTGGATCATGATCTCCACGGGCAATAGATTCATTTAAAGCATTGAACTTCTGAAGTCCTACTTCTTCACCTTCTACATCTATAAGTACTTTTTTTAGTATTGCTTGATTCCATTCTGAGCCAGGGTCATCTATAAATACATTACGGATAAAGTTAGCTGTATTAGTAGCACCCTCTCTTACTGATTCAGGAAGAGCATTCCAAGTATTATCTATACCTTCACCTATAGCATCAAATTCAGAAGAAAGTAACCGTGGTCTTGTATCTTCTTCTTTATCTTTATCAGTAGTTCTTTCTATAATTTTATTATATAAGGCCATACTTATCTCCTCTGAGCACCGCCTCTTCCACGGTTAGCCTTTCTACTTTCTGCCTTATACGAACCGTCTGGTTGTTTAGAAGCGTCTACATTTGAAGATCTGATCTTTAAACTTGCTCGTGCTTTACCATGATCTCTTTTATATTTTTTAGAATGAGCGTATTTTCCTCCAGGGCTATTATCCCGAACATGTTTAGCCCTAGATTTAGCGTTTGTTCGATACTGTTCGGTTGATGTTTTTGCCATAGAGCCTATGTTGTACGAGGTCGGGGTCTATTTTAGGCATGATTGATGCTAATTTATCTAATGGTGTACCTTCAAAAGCAACACCAGTAATATCATTAGTCTTTAACCAATCACACGCTGCTTTTAAATCTTGAGTTGTAGCCTCACCACTACGAACTCTAGATAAGAATTCATTAGTGACAAGGTTATGTAACTCATTAAATTTTTCTTCTGCGGCTTTATGAGCCATGAGTTTAACTAAATAGTTTTTCTTTTACAATTTCTAATGCTTTGTCATCAAGCTTATTATCAGTTCGTTTTACATAAGCAGTTAGTAGATCAACTACAAGTTGCTTAACTGAATCTGATTTAATAAAGGCGAGAAGGATGGGCTTGATTAATAAGGTCATTTATTTTTTAGTGGTAGTAGTGGTTTCTTTTTTAGAAGTTTGCTTAGCTGCTTCTATTTCTTTAGCTTTTTGATCTGATAAAGTACTCATTTTACATGTTTGTTGGGGTTTCTGCCAAGGTTTCCACCAAGGCTTAGGTGGTGTATTACAAGCAAGGACTTTAGCCTGTGCTTTTTTCCATGTGGAAATAGGAATTACATCACTACATATATGATAAACTCTAGAACCAGGCATCAGCATAAAGCCCTTTTGTTGGAGCTTTGCACAATTATCGATCCTAACAAGTTCGTAATTTAATTCCATCTTCTCAATCTGTTTATCTGCTGCAGCTTTACAACGTTCAACAAGAGAACCATCAAGAGGTACCATGAAATTAATCTGTCCTCCCCAGTTCTCAGCTACAGTATAACTCTGTTGAGTCATAGTATCATCATAAGGTGTTGTATGATTGCCCATATAGAATGGGCTAAAAGTCATGGTAGCACCGTTACAAGATATGTTTGGCCCAATAATCTGACGACTTGGTGCTCCATTGTTTTGGAACTGTACGGCTTGATTTGTGACGTTTCCGGTAGCAGCTGCAACTGGATTCGACGTGTTATTTGTTTCACCTTCTTCAGCGCGTAAAGGGCTTATTGTGAGAATACTGATAATGAGGTAGTAGTAGAGGTAGTGTCGATTTCTCTTTCGATTTCTGTTACTTCTAGTACCTGACTGGCTGCTCTTGTTACTATCTCTAGTGTGAAGTCGCTTCCAGCTGTCGTCATGTTGAATACCGAATCTGAATCCGCTATTCCGCCAGAAGATGTTGAGGTGTGGGTTATGTTGTCTCCTGACCATTTGTTTAATGCAGACCCATAGGTTGTGGTAGTTATTTCTTCCACTATCTCTTGGGTCGTTGTAGTGGTTGAGTTCATACTGCCTTGGGTGAAGCGAGGCGTTACTAACTCTGCTCTTGCTACCGTGGGGGATAACAGCATTAAGAGTAAAAGCCATTTCTTCATTCTTTCTTCTTATCTAACATAGGGCAATTAACAGGAGAGCTTGATTTACCTTTCTGATTTGATGTATTGAGCCCAAAGCTAGCTAAAGCTCCGGTAAAAATACTAGCTACAAAGGTTATGTCGGAGCTTCCTGCCTTCTTAATTACAGGTAATTCCACATAATTAAGAGTAATTATAAACCCTGCCCACACAACTACGCCTAAACGAACGAAGGTGGATAGGATTTGTATTTGGGATTCGTTATCCTCAGCAGCATCTTTCAGCTTTCCGAGGAGGTTTTTTCCTTCCTTTTTTTCTTCCATGCATCAACTTTAGATTGTAGTTGCTTCTGAACCTTCTTCTTGATAGGTTCGAATAAAGATTGAGTAATAGTTGTAGTTGTTACTGCTATCACCGCTGTTGTTACAGCCGTCACTACCACCGCAGCTTCAGGTACCGGCATCTGAATATCCAATACCGGTATCTTAAGCTTTGGTGGTTCAGGCTGCTCCTTTGTCTCTTCTGCCTCAGTCTCTTCAGGACGCTCTAGATCAGCCGGAGGTACCACCATAGGCTTATATGATGGTACGAGGGCTTTAGGCTCCTTCAGGTAGACTCTAGGCAGGTCTAAGGGCTTAGGAAGCGTGGGTGTGGGTAAGTCTATATTACCAAGGTTTACCGACACCGGTTGTTGGAGTCTTCTGTTCGTTCACACCATTCTCTACAGCTGTTTCAATTGCTGCTACAGTACCAGCATTATCAGCGTCAAGTTTTGCTTTAACCCAACCCAATACTTGTGATTCGGTTAAATCAGCATAAGGTACAAGAGTATCAGGCTTAGGAAGATCTACTTCACCAGTAGCTCTGAATTTATAAGTACCATCTTCACCGTTAACACGGTAGATAACTTTATTTACATACCCATCAGCGAGTTCGCGTTGGAGGGTGTTTACTTGCCAAGTTTTAGTTGCCATTTTAATTTTTAAATAATAAGTTTGTGTTTTAAGGTTTTATCTTAACCACCCTCAAGGGCGGCGACTTTAGTTTCTAGTGTTTCAATTTTTGCTAATGCTTCTTGTAATGCAGCAATAGTTAGTGTTGTTAATTTTGAATAATCTAATTGTTGCATTTCTGTGCCATCTTTTTCACCAGTAACAGCTTCAGGAATAACAGAAGAAACTTCATGAGCAAAGAAACCATCAATTGTTTTAGAAGGAGTTGTTTTAAAATTAAATCTATAAGGTTTAAGAGTTTTTAATCTAGTTATACCATCAGAGATAAGAACTTCATTTTCTTTTAGCCGGTAATCAGAACTCGTATTAAATGCTACGTTACTTCCATCACCTGTTATAGATCCTACATTTGAATCATTCTGTTCAAAAACTACATGAGTAACACTTCCAGTATTAGAATGAGATACTGTTAAAGCTCTTCTATTATATCTACCTTGGAAGATTTCAGCCGTATGATCATCATTACTATTACTGGAATAAGCTAAGAAAGCTACCGGATCTGTGTAAGAACTACCAGCTCCGTCAGCCGAGGCAACTAATTTGCCACTAACCTTCGCTCCATCTGAAGTTGTCTCAAACTTCTTAACGTTATCGTAGTAGAGATCTACAGACCCATTAGGGTTAAACTTACCCATGTTTTCATCGCCATAAGGTAATACAGTTCCAGTCGTATCACTATATGCTTGAAAACGCCTATTACCTGCATCAGTGCCTCCACAAGCAATCTTAAAACCAGAACCACTCTCTGCTACTTGTATTGATGCAGCATTACTAGAAGAAGAATAAATGAACTTAGCTCCATCCGTATCGGTTCCATTATTGAGTTGAAGAAATGCAGTTGTTCCACCAGATTGAGTAATTGTCTGATTACCTGATAATGTAGCTCCAGCTGAGGTTGTCTCAAGCTTAACACTGTTATCATATCTAAGTTTTACAGCACCATTTTGATAAGCTTGTAATAAGGTTTCAGATTGAGCTGCGTTTTGGAGATCTATTTGACTACCAGATATTGCTAAGATACCTGTACCGTTGTCATGGATTCTGCTATTAGATCCGTCATGGTAGATTTGTAGATCATCATCATCTCCAAGTTTTAGTTTTCCAATTCCAGTTGCTGAGTCTGGTAAGTCAACATGACCACTAACTTGTATTCCAGTACTTGTTGTCTCAAGCTTCTTAGCATTATCGTAATAGAGGTCTACAGAACCATTAGCATTAAAATTAGCACAATTCTCTGCATTAACTGGATTTATCTTAATAGCAGAACCATTACCTTGTATACGTAATATTTTGTTATCACTATAAATATAGCTATCCGTTCCATCATGGTAGATTTGTAGATCTTGAGCGTTACCAAAGTAAGCTTTATTGTCATCACCTTGATAAGAATGCCCAGTTATTTGAACTCCGTCTGATGTTGTCTCAAACTTCTTAGTTCCATTATGGTAAATCTCTACAGCTCCATTTACGTTGCTAAATAAAGCTTTCTCTTCAGAATTATCTGCATGCCGATGTGTTAATTCAATATGAGATTGACTTTGTAAGTATAAAGTACCTCCTGTATTACGTAGTACTGAATTTGTTCCATCATGATAGATCAGAAGATCTGATGATCCTCCAAATGATATTTTATCATTATCAGCTATGTAAGTATTTCCAATGATATCTACTCCATTCGACCTTGTACCAAATTTCTTGACGTTATCGTAGTAGAGTTCTACGGCTCCATCAGTAATGAATCTGCCCATGAACTCTGTATCACCTTTTTGCAGTTCAATTCCAGCGCCATTTGATTTAATTGTTAACTGACCAGTTCCCTCATCTGCAATGAAACTATGAGACCCATCATGGTAGATCTCTAAATCATTCCCCGTTCCAAACCTAATCTTTTCGTTATCTAAGAGGTCAACCGGAGTATTTAAACCTCTGTCATCAATTTTTGTTAATGCCATAAGATCATCCTATTGCTGTAATACCTATACAAGGCATGGCTGCATCTGGTGCTTCTACATCAGTAGTAGAACCATCCCAGTTAGCAAGTCTGTGTAAATAACCTTCGCTGCTACTACCAAATTCTCTGGCTTGCATTTTGATAGTTTTATCACTAGTCCAAGAAGCTACTCTACCTGAAGCAGTAGCAGCTGTGCCTCCTATATTAAAAGCCCATTTCATGACAATTCTATCGGTAAAAGCTTCGTTAGCTCTAAACGTACCACGTGCCATAGTTACTTCATCACTATCTAAAAATAGTTTGTGATGCCAAATAACATTAGGATCTTTAAATGTACCATAATAATGGAATTCAAAAATTACTTGTTTAGCTCCTGTAGGTGGTGTGTATGCAAGAGTTGATCCAGGAATATCTGCAAAAGTACTAGTTAAGTCCATGTCTGCAGTAACATTTTCAACAGTTTTATTACCGCTTGCTAAGGCTATAGTAGAACCATCACAAACAGTAAAGAACTGTTCCATAACGCCATGGGCGCCACTGATATGTCCTGTAACAGTAGCTCCGTTTGTTGTAGTTTCAAACTTCTTACTGTTATCGTAATAGAGTTCACAAGACCCATTATCATTAAAGACTGCTTGAACTTCTGATAGATCAGAACCGCCTAATATTTTAACTGCATTATTACTTGCTAAATGTAAATCACCTGTACTATTAACTAGTTTACTATGAGAACCATCATGATAGATTTGTAGATCCTCTCCTGTCCCTAAACTTATTTTTCCACTATCGTTAAAAGTGCAATTACCGCCACCTAGGGCGACACCAGTTGCAGTTGTAGCTAATTTCGGACCTGAGTTATCGTAATAAAGTTCTACGGCTCCATTGCCAGTAGCTTTAATATTTGTTTCCCAAGAACCACTTGTGTAGTTCTCAAGGAACCAGTAGCCTGTAGAATCTGCACCAAGCTTCCATTTATCAGCATTGTCGTCACCTTCATCGGCAGATATATAAATAACACCATCTTCTCCTTCACTACCTAAAACTTCTATACCATTTGATAATGTCGAAAGTTTCTTAATATTATTATGGTAGAGTTCTACAGTTCCATCTTCTACAACAGTAACACCTTGCTCATTATCATTAACTCTTAAATATATATTGCCATCTACTGACTCTATATAAAGATTTCCAGTACCTGTATCACGAATTTTACTATGATTTCCATTATGGTAGATTTCTAGATCATTACCACTTCCAGCAACAAACTTACCGCCATCTTCTGCTTTAAAAGATGTTCCAGAAGTTTCGTTAGAATAAACACCACCAGTTGCTGTAACGCCTCCACTCCAAGTCTCAAACTTCTTAGTACCATCGTAATAGAGTTCTACTTCTGCATTTTGAACTGCCCTCAGCATGTTTTCATCAACAGCTTTATTATGCAGATTTATTTGCTCAGCGTTTATATATAACCTACCTGTACCAGAATTTGTTATATAAGAATGGGATCCAGAATGGTAGATCTTTAAATCATCACCTGTACCAAAGTAAAACTTTTGATTATCATCAACAAATAAATCTCCAGCGCTATCTATTTCAAGGTGAACATCTCTTGAAGAATTACTACTAGAGTAAGTACCAAGTTCTAAATTAGCACCTTGACCACCTATAAATTTATGTCTACCACTAGCATTACCTGAAACTGTAAATTTAACATCGCCATCAGTTTGTACAGTTCCTGTTGTTGTAGTACCAGTTGAAGTTGTCTCAAACTTCTTACTGTTATCGTAATATAACGATACTGCTCCGTCTTGAATAGCCGACAACATTGTCTCACTACCAGCAGCATTGTGGAAGTTAATTTGATTACCATCGATACTTAACATCCCTGTGCCAGCATCTCTTATAAAGGAGTGAGATCCATCATGATAAATCTGTAGATCATCACCATTTCCCATTCTAATTTTTGCATTGTCTGCAAAATCTACAGCACCAGTAAGTTCTTCTATATGCTCATGACCAACAGCATCGTTTGCAATTTTTCCTCCATTAATTGCATCAGCAGCAATCTTATCAGTCGTAACTGCAAGGTTCTGTATCTTAGCTGTAGCTACTGTATTATCAGCAGGTACACTTAATGTTATAGCTGAACCTACTTGTACTATAAATATACTAGATCCAGATGCTAAGTTAGCACCAAATATAATTGTATTACTATCTACAAGTGCAAAACCTTCAGCAGGAGCACTTGTTCCTGTATTAGCTTTCTGTATAACACCATCTATACTAACAATCAATTGAGCAGCACTAGTTACACTAGCTGCATTACCTGAGTTACTCCCTTCTCTTAAGTCATATGTAGCAATACTACCATTTAAAGTAGGTGCTCCACTTCCACCTGCAGGACAGAGGAATAGATATTTAAAGTCTCCAGATGATGTAACTTCTTTCCAAGCAGAAGCTGTACCATCATACACCTTCATCTTGTCAGCATTAGTATCCCATACTAAATCACCATCATCATTATTAGATGAAGGCTCACCAGCATTTATACGATACCTAGAGTTGAAGTCATTTATATCATCAGATAACTGTTTAACATCAGATTCAGATGCTAATAATTTATGATAATTATAAGTATTACTTGATCCAGTGGAAGTTACCATCAGACCATTACCAGTAGCTAATGTTTCACTATAAAGACTGGATGGGAATCCATTAATAGTTACATTATCTGATCCATTACCAGCTGTTCTAGCAGTAGTAGATACACCACTACCATTAACAACTATACCAGCTGCATCAGCAATTGATATAACAACACCTGATGCTGGTTGTGTAGAAGGGAAGTTATCTTCATCTGCTATAACTTCAAGACCACCTATGGGAGCAATTTGTGCAGCAACATAATCAACGACAGCTCCTGAAGTTGGGTAGTGAGCATCACTGTCTGATATAGTTGTGTGAACACCTTTACCGTCAACCACTGTATTGATTTCAGTGAGAGTAGCAGTAAGAGCAGTACCACCCGCCAAAATAGAAGCAGTACCTGACTGCATACCAGCAAGCGTTGTGAGTTCAGCATCAGCAATCTCTGTAGTTGTTACAGCGTTAGCAGCTATCTTAGCACTTGTAACAGCATCGTCTGCTATCTTTGCTGTAGTAACAGCATTAGAAGCTAGTCTATCTGCATTAACTGAACCATCAATTAACTGAGGTGTACCAACTGAATCATCTGCTAATTTATCTTGTGTTACAGCATCGTTATTTATTTTAGCAGTTGTTACATGTGAGTTTGTTATATGTTCTGTCTTAACTGCATTGTCGGATATCTTAGCATCAGTAATAGCATCAGCTACAATTTCAGCAGTTCCTACAGAACTATCAGCCATCTTAGCTAGTGTAACTGCATTTGAAGCTAAAGCTGCGGTTACTACTGATCCATCAACAAGTTCAGCAGACCCAACTGAATCATCTGCCATCTTGGCATTTGTTACAGCATTGTCAGCTATAGCTGCTGTATCTACAGCGTTGTCAGCAAGCTCAGAAGCGCCTACAGCATTAGTTGCAATCTCACTTGACCCTACAGCATCTGCAGCTATCTTAGCAGCTGTTATAGCGTCATTAGCGATCTTTGCAGTTGTTATTTGACTATCAGCAATATGAGCAGTATCGATAGAACCATCAACATAATGTTCAGAGTTAATAGTATCGTCTGCTATCTTAGCTCCAGTTACTGCATCAGCTGCAAGTTTAGCAGTAGTAACTTGACTATCAGCTATATGTGATGTATCAATACTTCCATCTACTAATTCAGATGAGTCTACAGAGTTAGCTGCTAATATTGTAGCTGTAACTGTACCTGTATCACCTGTAGTAATTACTGTACCTGTAACATTAGGTAAGGTAATAGTACGGTCAGCTGTAGGGTCAGCAACAGTAAGAGTAGTCTCATAAGCATCAGCTGTAGCACCTTCAAATACAATGTCAGCATCCTCATCCATTGTGAGGTCACCAACCATTGTTCCACCAAGGTTACTAAGATATCTAGCGTTTACCTCTTGTGTTGTATATAAGTTTTGAGTGAAGTTATCATTTAGATCTTCGGATTTAATTGAAGATCCAGCATAGAACGTAGCTGTGAGTGAATCATCATCCGTTGCTCTGTATATTTTTATTTTGGCTCCGTTTGAAGGAGCAGTATTAAATTGTAATGTTGTAGCAGTTGGAAGGGTGAATGCCGTAGTATCGGTTGCGTCGATCTGAGCTTTAACATCTGCTGTTTTTAGATATGGAAATGTAAAGGAATAGGTCGTAGTAGACCCATTCCCAACGTATGAATTCTGTGTAACAGCCATAGTTTGTTATTTAGCCATTTGGAGTAATTGTCTGGTTTCTAAATCTTTCTTTTGTTGTCTTCTTGCAGCCTTTATATTACCAGCTTTCATATCTTGATCAACTACTCGTTGATTAAATATTGTTTCAGCTATAGATGGGTGTTCTCTAAGAAGTCTGTTTTCTGCTAATTTCTGAGCTGTTCTAACAATATTATTTATCTCTTGTATAACAGGTAATTTTTGAGTTTCTAACTTAATCCTTTCGTTATCTAAATCATCTCCACTGGCACGATGTGCTCTTAGTAAACCGATTTCTTTAGCATAACGTTTAGATTTCATTAAAGGTATTAGTTTTTTATACATCTGTAACTCACCCATATACTTATAAATAATTTCTCTTTCTTCAGGGCTATACTCATATGATCCAGATGAATCTTTTCTAAGTTTACCCATACCATCCCAGCCTGTTGCTTCAAGCCATACACGCCATGGTTCTCTTGTACCACTAACTTTAATAGGACTGAAAGCATTCAACATTCTAAGGAATGGATTATTAACATCATTTAAAGGTTGTCCTGTCCAAATATCAATTTGATCAGGTAACATACTAGAGAATCCAGGAATTCTATTCATTAGATACTCATGCATTTCACCTTGTATATCTTTCTGTGAGGATGTAATAGCATTACTTAGTACACCTAAAGCACCTGACATTGGGATATAGGCTCTTAATGCATTAGCTTGTAACCTAGACCATCCTGTTAAATCGCCACTAGAGGCGGCTACAAGCGGCTCTAAGCCTTGTAAAGGTGTCTCGTTAAGGAAACTAGCAGCAACAGTCCACATAAGCTTGCTCTGCCAGCTCTCAAGCATTGTTTCATCTATGTCTGATGCATAGTATGAAAGGTCTCCTAAGATACTTAATACTTGATCTACTCCTATGATACCTTTATAGCTAACCCATCGACCACCTAAATTAATAGTCTTAGGTATATAACCTAATTGATCTCGTTCTTTACGTCTACGACCAGCATTATAATGACCATTACCTCTGATATTACCTGCCATAGAATAATCCCAAAGACTCTTAACGAGTAATGTACTGAAAGCTATACGTCCAGTATATTCTGCTCTAAGATTCTGCCATAGTAATCTAGCATTAGGCTCAGTAGCCATATCAATACCATGCTCAGCTAATGCAGCAGCTATCTCATCATCTGTTCTAGCCCATATAGTTTTAGAGTATTTATTGATACCAGGTATTGCACTGATAGGAGTCCAAGATAAAGCATTCCTTACACTATTACTACTAGTCCTAGGAAACATGAATAAATGTTTTGCAATAGGATAAGCAGTAGTACCTTTATTAATCCAAGTAGCTAAACCATCATCTAAGTTTAATGAAACTTCACCAGATAATGCTTTTAAAGCTTGATCTGACATAGTGCCATCTGGATTAAACATAGTAGCAGCATGTCTCTTCTCAGCTTGTATTATCTTTTTAGGATCTATATAACCGAACTCAGTAAATACATCATCATAAGCTCTCATACGAGATAAGTAATGAGCTATATGTACTTGACTAAAGACATCAGGGAATACCATTCCAGTCATACCATAGCGTAATCCAGGTAACTTAGCTAAATCCTTTAAAGTTTTAGCCATGTCATACTGTAAAACCCTACCATAATTACCTGCTTTCTCCCATACAGGTCTCATATCTTCTAGAATATCCCAAGCTTTATCTTCTTGAAATATAAAATCTTTCCTGTATGCTTTCATCATTAACTCAGGATCTTTATGAGCCTTCTTCATCATCGTCCAAGCATCTCTTATTGCTCTTCGGTTTGTCTCATAAACAGCACCATGATAATAAAAAGATCTCTTCAATCCTTCGAAATCATCCGCTAAGCCCCATATACCGTGTCCTAAGACACCTGTAATCGGTTTTAATACTAATTGACCTGTGTTACCTACTACAGCCCTTAGAGCTGATATACCGCTTAGTACATTATTATAAACAACACCCCATGCATTCCTAGCAAATAGGTTTAATTGATTAGGATCTGGACTCTTAATAAGTCCCATAGGTGTAACTTGTTGAGCAGCCCAGTTCATTAACTTAGCTATTGTATCAACATCACCATTAGTATGAGCGAATGCATCAACTAAAGGTCTCATAGCTAAAGGATTTGTATCTGCTAATTCCTTCAGTGTCTTAGTGAATTTAAGATTCTTAGCATGAATAGCATTCTCTGCAGATCTAAATTCCTGTGTTAATGTTTCAATAACAGTATCTAATTCATTAGGAGGTACTTGATCAAACCAGTTCTTATTCCTTAATTGCCAACCTGATATGTACTTATTCAATGCATATTCATCTAATAAGAATTGCATCTTATCAATGATTAAGTCCATTGCATTGTTATCATCTATATAAGGTGATAACTCTTGTACAGCTTCAGCTATTGTAGCAGCTTCTCTACCTAGAGTATCCATAACTCTAGCAGAAGATTTAGCAATAGAACGTCCTAAATATCTATCCGTTAAATCTCGTAAAGCAAATGCAGCAGCTCTAGCTTGTTCTTCATTAAAGTATTCAACATTAAATTTACCAAGTAACATAGGCTGAAGTGCTTTATTATCTATAAATAAACCACGTAAATCATCCATGTTCTCAGCTGCTATAATACTTGTATAGATATCCCAAGCAGCAGCATTCATTTGTTTAGCAGTAAATCTAAATCCATCTACTAAAGCATTGAATCTACCTAAATCTCTAGCTTCTTCTGCTACACCTAAGACAGCATCACGTGAGGTTGATCCTACCATGAGTCCTTTCGTTCTCATAGCTTCTGTTATAATAGGAGCTGGATCACCAGTTGAGGTACCATTTTTAATAGCAGTTGTATCAGCTATATTACGTGCTACATTACCCGGAGGTATAGATTGTCTTGCATTATCAGTCTCATCTAAGATTGGAGTAATATCAGGATCAAGATTAAGTGGACTTGCTGATTCATTCTCTATCTTTCTTACAGCAGCTGTAGTCTGTTCGTCGACTTGATTAGCTTCTAATTGTCTTAAAGCATCTTCTAGACTACTTGTTATTTCTAATGTCTGCTCTAATGTAGCAGCTTCATCAATCAACTGAGCTCTAACTTGTTCAGATATATTAGGGTTAGCTAATTGTGTCTGTAGTTCTTGTATTTTAATTAAAGTCTCAGTATCTGCTGTTTTCATTATTTGATCAGCTTTGTAATCAGCTGCTTGTTGATTTAAAGGTTCAAACCAACCCATCTTTTTAGCACCACTTCTTAGAGAAAGAAAAGTACCAATTATAGAACCTAGAATACTTAATCCTGCAGTGTCCCACATGTTTTTTCTTTTTCTAATACTTGAGCTATCTGAATCTAAAGTGACAATAGCATCAGGTAAAGGTACAACACCTTTAGGTCCGAAGACACCTGGCATAAAATCAACTAAAGTTCTCATTAGATTATGCTCTTCACCTACATCACTAAGTCCTATTACTGCAGCTTCTTCTGCACTAAATAAACCGGTAGCAACTAAAGCTTTAGTTACTCTAGGCATTTCAGCAGGTAACCGTTTGATTCCTTGTCCAACAAGACCTCCACCATAAATAGACGGTACAATAACTGATGCCATTCGTCTGATTTGTTGATGCAGATTATTAGGCAATCTTGTTGCTCTATCCCACATATTATCTAATTTATCTGCTCCAGGTATAACTGTACCTGCAGCATCTAATATAAAATCAGCAGCACCTAATCCTACAGTAGATAAACCTTGCATGGTATTCTGTAGATTCTCTATTGGATTGTTTGCACCAGGATAGAATCCTCCAGTATTCTGAGGTTGTTCAATGGGTTCAGTTGGACTTGTATCTCCTTTTAGCTGAATGTCAGCTTGCTCTTCTTTAGTTATAGGAGTTAATTCCTTTTCATTTTCTTCCATATCATTCCTCAGTTAGTCTGGTTTAATTTTTCTTTTAGTTCTGGACGCATAAGATTCCACGGCCAGAGATATGTAGGATCTACTTGCTGTAAATTGATTTGTTGTAATTGCAAGTAACCTGATTTTATTACATTCGTTCTCTCACTTTTAGAAGGTTTTATATTTTCTTTAGTTAGTATTTTAACAGCCTCATCCTGTGGTCCTGGATTTACTTTTATATTTGTAATTCCTCTAGATTTAAGTAAAGCATTTAGCACATCAGTCCTGCTGACAGGAGTTGGACTAGTTTCATTTACAATATTAGTTAATTCTATTATATTCTCATGAGATTGAGACAATGGTTTTCCTTGGGTTAGTTCTTTAACTATCATATCGAATTGATCATTAGATATAATATTAGGATTATCTTTTAAAAATGTACCCAATGGATTGGTACGATCAATTACTAAACTATCCTTGTATTTAGTTGCTATATCTTTTTTCTGAATAGTATCACCTTCTTCAGCAGCATAAGCTAACCATACTGGACCAGATCCTGCATCATCAAAATTTCTTGGTTTTTTTCGTCTAAGAAGTCCTCTACCTACAATAGTTCCATCACCTTCAACTTTTGCAAGAAGATCATCAGTAGTCTTTTCAATTGCTTCTGTCCATTTTTTTGCTACATTGTCATGTTCAGAATTATTGAAATGATTCCAAAATGTTATCTCCCATCCTTCTATAGCACCTTCTTCACTTATATGAGCTCGTCCTCCAGATAACGTATCTACTTTAGATACACCTTGAATAGCATCTTTAGCTAACTTCTTTACTTTAGCTGCAGTGTTACCATAATCTTGAAGTTGTAATAGAACCTCATACTTTCTTTTATATGGCTCTCTAGCCGCTTTATCCAGTTTAGAATAATGAAACATAAAGGCATCCCAATTACCTAAGTGAGCAGCCTTCAACAAATGCTCAGCAGTCCTTTGTTCATTATAACTTAATTCAGAATGATACTCAAGTCTTTCTGCTAACCACTTTCTTGTTATTGGACCTGCAGTAGTTAATAAATTAATTGCTTCTTGTCTATCACCATCAACTCCAAAATCATTAAACTTTAAGTTCTTAGCTTTAATTTCTTGTAAATTCGCAGAATCATTAGCCTCGAATAGGCTATCTTCTCTTTGCTTATCTTTCTTGTAGTTATCAATCCATTTATCTTCTAAAAGTTTTATATCAGCTGTATTCCAAAAAGGCTTTGGAACTACTGTATGGTAAAATTTAGAAACATCTTCTGCAGTATTAAACTGTTTATCATTAATCATTTTCTCAAATGCAGGTATTAATCCTGATTTGTTATCAAATGAAGAAGGGTTCGGTCTAGTTATCCTGCCACTGCTATCTTTCTGAAGTAATAATGCTGAGCTAAGTTTTAATGTATTGAAACTTTCTACTATCTGCTCCTCAGTAACACCCTCTGAATTACGTAAACTATATAGATTCTGTGCATTTGTATCCTGGATACCCTGCCTTTTAATTAAATCATGATTTAAGTTACGTGCTACATCAATTGCACTTCCTTTCTGTTTACCAAATCTGACAGCATCTCTAACACCAGCACCGTTTGGATCTAAACCCCATTGTTGTGCAAGGATTTCTATAAAATTACCAATATATGCTTGTGGATTTTCATAGAAATCTAGATCATCAACACTACCTTGAATCTCAGATAATATCTCATCCCAATGATCATTTACATAAGTTGAAAATCTTTTACCTACATAATACTTAGCAAGTGTTGGAACTTCATTTACATTAGATGCTTTATTAGTATCACCGTCCTTTAGCGCCTTTTCAGTCTCTTCGTTTGCTTGTTTAGTGATAAGTAGAGTTGCTTGTTCTAGAGCAGTATCTATCTTAGTCTTACCATTCTCATCAGTTTCAAGCTCCTCCATGTGCTTTTTAGCTTGTAATTTCCCTACTAAAGTAGTAGTACCTTCTGCAAGCTCGCCCCATTGTTTAGCATATGTTTTAGAAAAATCTTGCCAGAACTGAGATTTCCGTTCGTACTCCCTAGCCTTACCTTGTAAAGCTTCTACTTCTCTTTTTCCTCTTAATTCAACAGCTCTTCGTCTGGTTTCGTAAGCATCATTTTCAAGCTTATCTAGTATCTGACGATTCCATCTTTCACTCTCATGATTACTCTCAAGTCCACGAACATACTCCTCGTTGTACTCATTAGATCTTTGTTGCTGCAGTTTTAAGGCTTGAATGATCTTATCTTGTTGCTCCTTAAAGCGATCACCAGTACCTTCTAACTGTCTTCCTTTAAAAGAACCTCCGCGTGCGTGGCCCTTATAATACTGTGCCATAATAATTAGTATATGAAGTTAGCGTACTTTACCAGCCTAAATCGAGACTGCCTAAAGCGTTCCCAACAGTTCCAGCTATACCACTGATGGTAGTTCCCCATACTTGATTAGCAGCAGCACCTGGATCTTTTATAGCACCTAGTACAGGTTTAGGACCAAAGTCAAATTCTTCAATCTCTCTTGGATAAAGGAACTCTGCCATTGGTGTTTTAAACGGTACGATAGGTGTAGGTAAGACACCTGGGTCTAGCATTTTCTGTGCTAATGCAGCTAAATCAGCCGAAGTTTTATCTCTCGCTATTTCTTGTAGTATTGCTTTTGTATTTCTACCAGCACTTGCTAAGGATTCATTAATCATAGCCATTTTTCTACCCAGATCCGCATCAATGGATTGAGCAATTTTGCCTGTAGTTCTGCCTGATACACCTCTGGAATAGGCTGCACCTTGAGCTTTTAATCTTTGGATACGTTGCTCTTCTGCATCAAAAGCAGCTTCAGCTCCAATCTCTTGAAGCTTTCTAAATTCATTCTCTCTACCTGCTCTAGCTGTTAAAGCATTGAGAGTAATTTGTTGATTATAGATATCATCTGATCTGAGATACTGTTGGTTTAGAGAAGTCTGTTCTCTATTCCGTATCATCATATCATAATTATATCTTTCTAAGTTTGAAGCATCTTTAAATGCAGCAATCTTACCTTCGTTCTTAGCTCTTTGTTCTACTTCTTTAACGGCAAACTCACGATTAGCTCGGAGTTTGTCCTTAGACATATCCCAAGCTTTAGTGTCATATTCAAGTTGTCGTTGAGCAGCTTCATTAGACATTTGAGCTGATTTACGTGCAGCACTGGCTGATTTATTACCGCCAATAAGAGAACCAACAACATTAATTGCAGCACCAGCTACAACTTCCCAAATATGCATTTCTACACCAGCTTCTTGTATCTGTCTTGCTAAATGCTGGTTACCAGGTAAACCTATCTGTTGTTCACCTGGCATACTCATATTAAATTCATCTCCCATATTAAGCTCTCCTATAGAATCGTGGTGAATAATTTCCTTCCCACATCATGGAGTTTAAGGATACTGGGAATGGTGAATCGCTAAACAACCTAACTTGGAAGTTTTCTGTTTTTTGGTGAATAGGTAATGTAAACACTGATTGTTCTGTTAATGCAATATCATTAGCTAGGTAAGTGTCTGAGATTTGAGTTGGTGTAAGATTATACCATTCATCTAAATAGATCTGAATATCATCAGCACTATAAATTATAACTCTAACTCCTGTAGTAACAGCACTTGGGTTGTTATTAGCATCAATAAAGACAACATTCTTACCTGTAATTAGGAAGTCTGTTCCTTCTACTTGTGCAGTATATAACCCTGATGATACACCTGTTTCAAGTAGTACTTTAATTTTACTTGTATCTGTTCTATCAAATGTCCAAGTAAAAGTTGTAGCTCCTGAACCAGCAGTGAAAGTTTGTGATGGTATAGAAGTTAATCGTATTGTTGTATCATTAACAAAAGTAAAAGCACTGATTTCTTTTTTATTTATATTTACTTTTACCTGATCCCTATCTATATAATCGATATCATCATCTGTAAATGGGAAATCAGTTGTTGTGGAATCTCCAGTGTATTCTTTTTTACCTTGTCTAACACCAGTAGATTTAACTTTGAAACCCATAACACCAGATAATCCAACAGCAAACTTCATTCTAGCCACTGTTAAAGAAGCAGTGAAATCAGTCTTAGCATTAGCATCATCTAGTCTTAAATAAGTCTTAGGTAAAGTTATATCGAAATCATATTTCCATCCAACAATAACATCATCTTCTACACCAGTTAAATCTTTCTTAGGTACCTTAAAATAAGGATCACCATCATCAGTTACAACTGTAGGTGTTATTGTAAATCCAGATTCAACAAATGATCCTGCTGCTGTAGTACCTTTAATAACTATAACTGGAGTTAATGTCGTAACATTATTCCACGGTATGTAGCATTTAGAGAAGTCATTAGTTGCATCATAATCGACCTTATTATTACCTGCTGCATTACTTGCTTCAGTATAAAGGTCCATACATGGGTTAATCTTTTGTCCATCGTTATTAACGATAATAGCATCATCAGGACTTTGACTCATGCTTGCTTTACTTAAAGTAAATTGATTACCTTGTTTAGTAACTGCAAATAGGTCATCAGTATCAACTGCTATTGTTTGACATGTACCCATTAACTGCCAATTAAACCACGCCTGTACAAGTGTTTTCTCTCCATCACTATAAGTACGATAGAAATAAACTTTATCGGAAGACTGACTGGACATTGCCAGGAATTGGTTCTGAGGGCTAGCAATGAACGTATCCACTGTAGCAGGAACCCATTCGTTAACAACTCTACCTACGTCTAAGACCTGAGGGTTTTCATCTTGGCCACGTGTGACCATACCGAATATACGAGTGTAGCTTGGAGTTTTACTTATAAAATTAATATTAGTACCCATATCAACTGGGTCTACTTCTGTATCCATCTCATAGTTAGAGATAGCACTGATGATTGTTGAAGAAGGTGTCAGGATTCCATCAGCAGCACTCATTAAAAACTGTTGGTTCTTACTAAAGAGTACAAGACCCTGTGTTGTAGGAAGTACAGCGTGTAGTGCAGCAGGTCGAATTGTTGACGTACTGATATCAACTGGATCAGCATCAGTGATAGTCTGTGCAGAGGTGTGATAAAAATTGTAGTGTTTCCCTGATTGACTTAAGCATACATTATCATCAGATAAGAACCCAAGTCTATTGTTATGGAAGAAGCTTTGTTGTATTTTAGATCCCACAAAGCTAGGGTGATCATTAGTTACATCATCCCCGACTAACCTGGCAGTCCAAGCTATCTTTCTGAATGTAAAGTTATTAGTTGATGTATTAATCAACTCATGTGGCATAGTAGTATCAGTCAAGCCTGGTGATTTACTTGGGTCTATAGTTTCATCCCAATAACCAGTACCTGAAGTACCATCATCAGCTACAAATTTAGCAAAATATGTATCGTTAGCAGAAGCAGTATTAATAACTTTAACTACATGTCCATCAAAAGATTGAGTAGGTAATTGAGAAACGTTATCAACTTGATCTTGAAATACAGCTAGTTTATTATTAGCTGCTCCACCTTGACATGTAATTGTGAAAGCAGTACGTGTACCGCTAACAACACGTGTAAGTTCTAATGAAGCTGCATACTTCGTTACAGTTAATCCTGATATACTTAAACCATCAATACGTGATTTAAGTTCAGTCAATAAACTATTATAAGTCTCAGTATTACTTGCAGTATATGTTGATATACTACTACCATTAATAGTGACACTATAATCACCAGCAGCAGTATCACTTAATATAAGTGTAGCTCTGGTATTCTGAACAAAAGCAGGGTCAGCTTGCTTCGTTACTGTTATTAAATTGTTTGTTATAATAGAGGTATCTTGTACAGTAAGTACATCATAGTTCGTACGTGCTCCTGTAAGGTACGCCTGTGCCCCTGAGCCGTACGTAACAGTACATGCTGCCCCTGTAGAGGCATTCCATATATCTATGTCTCCTGTAGAGCCTCCTGCAGGCTTTATACAGCCTATGTATTTTTCATCTGCAGTTCTAGCTATGTAGAACCACTTTGATGAATCATATGTAGTACCAGTACCTAGATTAGTAATCCATTGAAACCCTGGTCTTTTGGTTAATCCAAATGTTGGGTCAGGATAACCATTAAGACACTCTCGGACTTGACCGGGAAGCTTCTTATCATCAGATTGTCTAGATACTCCACCTAAATAATTGTCAATTCGTTGGGTTACAGCTGGCATTATCTTTGAAGTGCTTGGAACGGTTGGTAACTTTGGTAGTAGTTTTGTTGTCCTTGTGGGTGTCCAAAGAATGTAAACTGTCCTTGTTGTGTATCATACTCTAAAGCAGTAGCTCTAGCATATGCTTCTTGTTGTTGTAGCATTTGATATTGAGCTTGATCTCCTACTATCCTTTGTGATACTAAGACTGCAGCTCTTGATACAATGAAGTTTTGTATGGGTTCAGGTAAATCAATCCAATCAAATTCCCATATAATATCACACTCTATTTCATCTCCTGTATGATCTTCCCAAGAAAAAGTATGATGTTGTCTATCATATAGCTTACCACTTCTACGTATACCATCAAATTCTGTGTTAGCACTAGTCTCTGACAGCTTTACTTGTAGCATATTGTTAGGTATAACTACTTGATTTGTATCATCTTTAGCTATTTTATAGTGATATTCTTTATTAAAAGTCCAGCCTTCTGCCTGTACTTCCCGTGATACCTGTAATAATGTATCATAGGCAATCGCAACGTCCGGGTTGGTTTGATCTAAGGTGGTTACAGGTGCCTGACCACATGACGACAGTATCTGGTTTATGGCTGGTAACTCTTTGGTGGCGTTTGTGGTTGGAAAAGGCATAATAATAAAAAAGGGGAGCGTGAGAACTCCCCTGTATATGTTGGTTAATAAGTATAACTTAGAATGCGGCGTTACCGGATGAACCGACAGCAGCACCAGCAATAAGCTCAACGCAAGCAGCTGGATTCAGGTAGTCAGCACCCATAGCCAAACGGCCAAGGATTACATCACCCTGATAAACAACTGATACATCACCACTTGTTACTTGTACTTGAGGACCAATTGCTTCTACACAACCTGCGCCTTCCTTCTGGAAGATAAGTCCGCAGCTGTTAGCGAATTCAGTCTCTTCACCGTACTCGTTATTGATTCCACCAACATCGTTGGCAGCATCTTCGATTGCTTCACCGACGAATGAGCCAGTGTTACCAGGTGATGTTACGCCTGGGTTAGTTGCAGATGCTGATCCAAACTTGGTACCATAGGAACCAAAGAATGGGATGTTCATGGATTTATAGATCTTGATACCTGCGATCTCAACAATTCCATTACCCTTTTGACGGGATGTACCTTGCTCGTCACGGTTAACAAGACCGTTGTCACCTACTTGCTGGATAAGCTCGTAGTACTGACGTGGGTTAAGAACACCTACACGTCCTTCAGAACTAACACCCTTTTCATCAAGGGCTGCTGCAGCATCATAGAATGCATTTACCAAAGAGGTTGCAGCATAAGCATCAGATGCTTGGTTGTTAGTACCAACACGGATTTGTGTTCCACCTGGTTCTACGAAGTTAGACTTCGTGATAGGACTAGCTTTTCTAGCTCCACGTGCAACAGCACGGAAGATTAGTCTATCATACTTTTGTGCTAATGCATAACCGATCTTCTTAGAGATCTCACCACGTAATTCATAGTGAGCAAGAGTCTCGTCAAGTTCGTACACAAATGCACTGGAGATTAGAAGATCATCTACTGTGATCGTCTTCTCTGCTACTGGAGGTGCACCGTCAGTATTACCTAAGATAGCGTTTCCTGGAGTATGATATTCGGCTTTGGTGTGACCCGTATAAATGAACTGCAATGACTTGCCGTTCTTAAGGGTACGACGCATAACTAAATCTCTAGCGATAGCGTTATGCTGGAAGCCTTTAAACATTTCTCCACTAAACAGCTTTAGGTATAAAGCCCGTGCGTCACCAGTAGAGTTCGATTGACCCGGCCTGGTAAGGCTGGTCGTCAAATCGCTACTCTGATGAGCCATTAGATTAGATTAAAATGTATTGTTTACTTTTCTTTCAGCTGAAAATTTTTGTGATCATTTTTTTATTTAACAGTTGTGGTCTATCCCACCGTCTAGACGGCAAAGGGTATCCTCGTAAGGGCCAATGCCAATGCAGGAGAGATCCGACTCTGAGGTGTCTCTCCCACTGATCTATAAAGAAGTCAATGCTTCTTCTAGATTCATGTCTTCATCTACACCTGGCGGCTGAGAATCACTAGGACTATTGTCCACGGGTTCTTTTATTTCAGGTTCAGGAGACAATCGTGTAATACTTGCACGTAGTTTGGATGATTGTTGTGCCATATTAGAATTTATATTTAGTACCGATCTTAGTTGCCCAAGAATTGTCGGTATCACCATCGTTGGTTTGGACTGCAAGCTCACCATAGAAGTCAAGCTTCTCGGTTGCTGCTACAGTCGC